ACATCTCTTTTATTTTTCCGTTCATAAGACTTGGTAAGACCACTATGAGGGGATAAGCCAGTGCCAGGATTATGATACTTACCTTTAGTGCGATTTCTGGTGCCCCAATCTTGCTTGACGGGTTCTTTGATTGCTTCATTGTCATAGTAATACCTCCTACTCTTACTTAATAAAAAGATGTACTCATGAGATTTGGTACACCTGTCCTTTACTGATTCGGGCATGGGATTTGGTTTTGCCCATATGATATCTTGTCTAAGATACCAACCGTCAGCACGTAGTGCAAATGCTAACATCCATGGTATACCTATGAGATCTTTCTCTTTCAATCCTTCTAGTTTATTACCTCTCTTTGCACATTCATCAGGTAAGTCTTGTTTAGTTTTACTTACCGTTTGTTTTGGTAATGCCTGACCTTTGCCAGGTCTATAGTTATAATATGAGTCACCTATATTTACCCATAATGTGCCATCGTCAGTCATCACATCACGCACTGATCTAAAAACAGATACAAGGTTTTGTATATATTCTTCTGGTGTTTCTTCTAGTCCTATCTGACTGTCCTGTCTGATAGCACCACACTTAGGGCATACTGTTTTGTATATGTAATCACCAACACCACCCATTATGTCGTGGTTTTTATGTCCAGTAATACAGTTTGACCCTTGCTTACCTTTTCTCTTATGGTCACAGTTAGGATCTCCTCCTATCCAAGTGGCAGTTCCATAATCTCTAAGACCATAGTATGGTGGAGATGTCACACACATTCTTACCTTGCCATCAAGTCCTTTTAGAGTTTCACGACAGTCACCAAATAAAATTTTATCAACCACCATAACTAAATTCCTTCTTTGCTGCCTCCTCCAGTTGTTGCATTACTTCTTCTGTGAAATATTTGCTAGGATCGGCAAGAATAACAGAAGGATAAACGGAAGATTCGCCAACAACAACCCTGTTACCTTTACGTTTGAAGACCCCATATTGTTCACCCAGTTCCAATAGTCCGTAATACTTATCCAGTCCACGTTCATCAAAATACAGTCTAGTTTCAACCTTACTACCCTCCTTTGTTAGTCGAGATTTTTTTGCTTCACATTTAATAATGTTACCAACAAGTTCTGTGCCTTCTTTCTCTTTCTTTTTTCCAAGATAGATGATAGTTGATGCTGCATACTTGAGTCCTGTACCGCCACCCATTTCTTTTGTAGGAACATAAGATCCTATTACATCATATGTATGATTTGTAACAATCATAGGTATTTTTGCTTGTCCTAATTTCAATGTCAATACACGAAATGCACCTTTGATTAGTTGAGATTTAGTCATGTCTCTAACTTGTTTATCGTTAGAGATGTCATCCATCTCTTTTGTTGTAGATAACATACCAAGAGAGTCTAGAACAAACATCATTGGTTCTCTCTTTGGTTCTTTCATGTACTTGTCTACAATACGACAAGCTTGTGTTCTAAATTCCTCAATAGTAGATACTGGAAATAAAACCATACGTTTAGAATCTATACCACGAGACTCAATCATCTGTTTTGATATAGCAGATTCAGTCTCAAAATAGATTACTCCTCCTTTTGGATTTGCATCTAAAAAATTACGAACAACACTCAAGGCAAAAAATGTTTTACCTGTGCTACTCTCTCCTGCAAGTGCTGTAACTTTGTTGGAAGGTATACCACCATACAAAGAACCGCTAACAAGAGCATTAAAAATATGTGAACCAGTGTCAACGTAGTTATCTACGTCACCCGCACCAATTCCATCACTTACTATACTGGCAAATTCATTGCCACTATCTTTAATTACAGAATCTAAGAATCCCATTGTGTTGCTTCATCCTCATAAAAATTTACATAATCATAATCATTGCTCATAAGTTGTGCAAACGAACGAGCAGTGTCATAGTCCTCAAAACATTTGATGTCTTTGGATTCTACCTGTCCTACGACATGGTTTGTCCAAGTGACAACATAGACTTTCTTAGTCATTCAAAGAAACTCCCAATAGAAATTGTTTTTTCGTGTGTCCACCCAATACATTGTAGCACATTTTTGAGAGGTTCCAAGAAACTCTTCTCAAATTGTGTCTGGTAATCAACATATTTCTCTATACCAAATTCCTTTGGCAGTTCACCAAAGAAACTGATACAGTTTTCATGTAGAGGGTTAGGTGTTTTCAAGTACATAAACTTGATCTTCTCACCCTCTTGTATAAATGCATGCTTATGTTCTACTTTATATTTTTTGACGTACCAGTTGTATAGGAGTGCCCCTCTGACATGGATGGGGGTTCCTTTTGCATAAATTGTTGTCGGATGTCTGTATTTGCTGAGGTTGTTGACTCCTCTTGGAAAGGCAACTTCGTCGTAGGGTCTTTCTTTTGTTTCACGGCGGACTCCATTGATGAAATTGATAAGTTCATCATTTGTTTTGCCGATAATAATCTGAAACGCTGCATATAATTTATCCCGAAAATACGCTGGTGTCGATGACCTAGCGGTTTCTAAACCCATAATTTTCATCTTGGGTTTTTTATAACGGACTCCTTCAGAGTCCCACACGTTTAATATATATCTTTTCTTCGCTGTCCATATTCCTCTATCTGCAATGTTCTCACGCTTCATGCTCATTTTCTGTTCGTACGCCGAAACATACGATGCCAGATCCTTGTAACTCTTCTCGATAAACGGTTCAAGTTTTTCTTCGCATATCTTGTTAAGTATGGAAACAATTGCTGCTTTGTCGCTAGACTTAGTAGCAAAAAATTTATCAACAAGAGGTCCAAGATTAAGATATATTGAGTCGGTGTCAGATGCGATGACATAATCCTCCTTCTCTGTCTTGAGCAGTTTATTTAGGTAGTCATTCATCTTATTTTCTATCCAACGGATAGAAACTTGACCAGATAGAGTGATAGCTTCTGCGTTTGCTGTCTTATAATATCTAAAATGTTCGTTGCCGATAGCACCATAGGCAGAGTTAAGAGATATCTTCTTTGCCATCTGTATATTGTTACAACGGGCGATCTCTTTTGTTAGTTCAACAGTAGGAGTTTTCTCATACTGTTGCTTTGCCTTGAGCATTTTTTTCTTGAATATGACACGACTGTCATACATCTTTTGCATCATTTCTGGCAAGAAACCATGAACATCTTTACGATATTGTGCACCATTTGCACAAGTAGCATACTGTTTATCAATCTGTACCTGTTGATCTAGGATACCATCTACTGATATACTAGGATGTTTTTTATCATTGAGTGTTTCTGGTGAAATATTGTACTGCATAATCAAATGCGGATACAGTGAGTTCAAATCGAATGACACCACCCAATCATAGAAACCAGGTTTAGGTTCTTTTACATATGCTCCTGCATACTTCTCAGTCTTTGTTGCCTCTTTCTTAGGTGGTATTGCAATATTGCGTTTGTTTAGTTCATTGTAGATGTAGTTGTCCCACATACGAACCTGACTGAACACATCCTCATAGTTTACCTTAGCATCATATGCCATGGTGTATGCTAGTTCAATCAATTTCATCTTGTCATCTAGTTTGTCAACTAAACGAACGTCATGGATGTTATAATCAATAAACTTTTGCCAATCTTTTTCATAGAACTCTTTGAATGTGTCATGTTCAGAGTGATCTAGTTTCTTTTCACCAAGTTCTACATTACAAATATGATCAAGACGATATGATTCTTGATTAGTATAAGTAAATTTCTTGTAAAGTTCAAAGTAATCTAAAGTAGAAATACCTAGAGTGTCAACAGCAAATTGTTTACGACCTTTGATGTATATCTCACGTTGCGAAACAAGTTTCCATGGTGATAATAATTTTACAAACTTCTCACCAAGTATACGATTGACACGATTGCAGATGTATGGCATATCAAACAACTGCACGTTCCATCCTGTGATTACATCTGGAAAGTTTGCTTGCCAGTATTCGAGGAATGCTCCCAACATGCTTTCTTCTGATCTGAAATGCATGTAGTCCACCATGGGGTCTTTGTTATCGTATGGTCTTGCCCCGAACACAGTAATCCTACCAGTGAAACTATCTTTGACTGAGATGGCAAGTATTTCTTGATCGGCAGATTCAACATCGGGAAACCCGTTTTCTGCTGCTGTCTCGATGTCAATGTTGAATATGCGGATCTTAGTTGAATCAAATTTGATTTGATCTTCTGGGTGTTGTTCTGCAATATATTGGTATAAAAATCTTGTGTTTCCATAGATATCAAAATCAGGAACTTCTTTGTATTGTTTTACAAAATCTCTTGCATCAGATATAGAACCAAACTTATGTGGTTCTACACAGTTTCCTTCTAGTGTTTTCCATTTAGAATAATTTTTTGTAGGCAAAAACAGCGTTGGGTTGAATGGAACCCGAACGCTGTATCTTTCACCATTATTGTATCCTCTTACGAGAAGACGATTTCCTGCTTGTTCAACACTTGTGTAAAACTTCATTCAAGAGACTTAATATAATTTGCAAGTAAATCCTTACTAGGACTTACTATGGTAGTAATGTCAGATGATCTAACTACTACCTCACGATCATCAGAGTTTTTAGGCCAATGACTTAGGTTACCTTCATAGTCTACCATAAAAGGTTGACGAAGTATACAGTCAGGATCACCAGGTAATGTTTCACCTTCTACTTCATCTACTTGTGCGACTATCCATTCATTTGCTAGTCTCAGTAGATTCGCTGCTATCTCCATCCTTCTTTACCTCATAGAAAATTTGTTCTTCTGTTAATCCTAGTTCCTTCAATCTTTCAGCGTAGTTATTAACTATACTATTGTCAGGATAGACGACACTGATGATATGCTCACCACTAATTCTATGATCCTCGATAGGAGAGAACGGACACCATCTAGAATAATTGATAGGTATAGTACCATCTTCATTTATTTGTCCGAGAGAAAGTAGGTATGGATATACTAATCTATATCCTGCTATCTTATCATCATCTCCCTTGATTTCACCAAACAAACAAAGAACACGTTCTGCTGTTGTAAGGGTAACAATTCTAATATTATGGTTAGTAATTAGTTCTTGTTGTTCATCACTCATTTGTTAATTCCTTTTTATCTTGAAGTTTCTTTTCATAAGCATTTTGTAATCCTGGTTCTGGATTACTGATTGTCATTACACAATCATATGGTACCTTAAACTGCCAATCGGGAGAGAAAGGATTCCACTTACTGAACTTAACTTGGTACTCCATACCATGTTGTTCTGTAAGATACTGTGGTGTGCCACCATCAAGAGTTAAAATGTATGGATCTTCCATAAGAAGACAGATACCTTTTTTATTATCTCCGTCTTCGTCAAAGATCTCTTTTAATTCTGTAATGACACGATCACCCGTTTTTAGAGTGACAACAGATATAGACATATTCTAGCACCTAAAGTTAAATTTGTCAAAATAGATTTCCATAAGTTTTATTTCTAGACATTATATTAAATGATATAGAAATTTTATGTGTATCAAAAGATATGACACTGTGTGGTAGAGATGATGGGAATATAATTACATCACCCTCTGTATTATGTTTTGTCTCATAGTTTTGCATGAACAATTGGTGTCCCAATTGTGTGAATACCGTGCCATTTTCTCCTTCTAGATGTAGAAGATATATTCCAGAGAATGTTGATGACGGATGTGTATGGGTTTTATGCCAACACTTCTTATCACGGTAGACATTATACCAAATAGACTGAAGTTGAGATTCTTCTGGTGTATGTAGTATACGCAAATTGGGATCCTGCAACATCTCGTTAAAAGGATCCCATATAATATTATGATACTCTTCTTCCCCCATGTCAAGAAGAATGTTATTTTCCTCAAAATAATTTGTTACAGAGTCTTGGTATGCACCATCGTATGCAATCTCAGACTCATTCGCATAGATCTGAGGTAATAACTTCTTCTTTAGTTGTTCATGGTTTCTAACTTTTGTCCAGAAGATAAAGTTAGAAGGAAAATTATATAGCATTAAAAATGTTTTTTACGTTTCTGACTTTCTGGTAGTTCCTTCATCAAGGTTACTGTGAGAAGACCATCTGCAAAATCTACAGACTCAACCTCTACGTTGTCTCCTAGTTGCCAGTTGCGTGAGAAATTCTTATGAGAAATTCCCTTGTGTGAATATCTTCTTTCTGTATCCTTAGATGATTTCTTAGCAGATATTGTCAAGACATTCCTTTCTGTCTCTACAGAAATGTCCCCTTGTGAAAATCCTGCAAGAGCGACCTCCAATATGGTTCTAGAATCAGATCCATTATAGATGTTGTAAGGAGGATAGTTAGTTCCTGATCCTGCAAGAGTTTCGAGTCTGCTGAATGTTTCATCGAGTCCTAGTGTGAATGGAGTAAAGTGCTCCCATGTATAGTTTACCATTGTCCTTTAATAAGCGACTGTTTACTGTGACCCTTTCGGCATCACAATACTATTTTATAATTATATCACAAAAAAAGGAGGTGTGCAAACCGTCACAAAGAACTACGGTTCTTACACCTCTATATCATATTCTATTTCTATTACCTTAGAAGATCTACCCTGACTATTACGTCTAGATATCTTTTGCACAGTGCCACCTAATCTAGTAGCTGCATATTCTATGTCTTTTAAGACTTGTCTCTCTAGATCCTCATATGGATCGTAGTATCTATCAACTTTCATCTTTTTTAAACTCTCCTTTTTCGTAATCATATCTTGGATGTGGTTGTGCAGGAACCCATGGTTTTTTAGATCTATTGTTTATGACAATAA